AAATTGATGATGAAATTTTCAAAGAATTTAGTTCAAAAATTAAGGAATATAATAAAGATATAAATGATAATATAAATATACTGGAAGATATACGCAATAGTGATATAATTAAGCTTCAAAAATATAAACATGAGTTTGATATTAAACTTGAAAAAATGGAGAAGGAAAAAGAGCTGACACTTATTAAAATGAATAATAAAAAGGATATAGAGACAACCATATTAAATAACATGAAAGATGTTCAATTATTTAAGATTGATATGAATAAGACCAAAATGATTAAGGATATAGATTTTATAAAAGAAGAATATGAGAAGACTAAGTTTGTTGAAGTAACTAGATTGAATAATAAAATAAACGTAGATTTAGAAAAAATAAAAATAAATTTTGAAAACAAAGTAAAGGATGTGTATAATACACTAGCTTATAAAAATCCAGATATCAATGTCATTACTAAAACATCTGTATAAAATAATGTGCATTTATTCATATAGGAAAATTCTTGTATTTTACACCTTTTGACATATAAAAATTGTATCTTTTCATATTTTATTATTTTTGTCTGGTAAGTAAATATATTACAAGGTTATAATACATTATCATTTACACTAGTCTATCTATGATCACTTTGCAAAAATATAAAAAGTAACAAATGTTTGAATAGATTTACATAGCAACATTAACATTTGAAATTTCAAAAAATGGTAAAGAAAAATAAATAATGAATTAATTGGAATAAGCAAGACCACCCATACCAGAAAGGATACGGAGGACATTATAATTTACAGCAAACAAATATACTGTTCCATCAATAGATGATGACATAGATAGAACAGCAGAGTCAATACGAGACATATTAAGAGTGCCACTTGGCTGATGTTCTTCTGGTTTAAGAGCAAAAGAGTAAACATTAATACCTCCGTGGAAAACATCAGGTGTATTCATGTGATGTTGATAAGGTTGAACTAATGTGAAATAACTACCATTACGTTCAGCAAATCTATCATTACCATTAAGCATAATCTTAGAGCGCATAACAGGATTTGATGATGCTAAATAATCATTGCTTGCAGAAGATCCTCCAGCTGATGAGAAATTGTTCCAATAAACTTTATCATCATTATTGTGAACAACCCAAATTAATTCTTTGCAAGGGTGATTGAAATTCATACGTAAGCTCTTCATAGAGGTAGGATCAGAACTCTTAGAAATACTGTCAGTTCCTGTGAATTGAAGTTGTTCAATCAAATATTCATGAGATAATTGAGCAAATCTGCGTCTTTCATCAGTATCTAAGAAAATATAATCTACCCATAATTTGGCATCATTAAGAACCAAATCAGTACTATCTGTGAAGCCTGCATCACTGTTTTCCTTGGGATTGCTATCTATTTTATCTTGAACATTAGTATAATTTCCTGGATTTTTATCAACAAGTTTTGAAGCACTCTCATATTCTATATTTATTTTAACTTCATGATATTGTAAGGCTATTAAAGGAAGTGCAAGACCAACGTTGCGACAGAACCAAAATTCTAATGGAACATACATTTCATATGATTTATTTGCAGCTAATTCAATACAACGATTATATTTATCAGCACCAACCATAGTGTAATAACCTTCTTTTTTTCCAGGTGGAAGAGTTAATTCATTCCAAATGTATAGCCATTCAGCATAATGTTTATCTATTCTTTGTCCACCAATTTCCAATTCAATTGTTTTCAATAATTTTTGTCCAAAATTAGGTACCAAAGGTACGGGTTTTGAAGAATTTTTATTAAATATAGTGCCATTAAAATAAACACGATGTATTAAATCACCATTACGTGTTATTTGCACACTAACGCGTGAACCAAATGCATTATTACCTGTTGGTGTTTGTTCAATTGCTTCAATTGAAAAATTAGTATGGCGGCGATATACTACCTTGAAGAAAGTTATTTGAGGATTACCAGTCAAATAAACATCTTGTGCACCATATGCTACGAGTTGAAGAAGACCACCTCCCATTTATGCTATATTCTTTATACTATAATAGGAGAAAAAAAAAGAGAACATAATTATGTGCTTAATAAATGTATGCAAATAAATACTAATGTTTTTAATTTGAATATGCAAGACCTCCCATACCTGAGAGAATGCGCAGGACATTATAATTTACAGCATAAACATATAAATTAACATTTCCAGCAGTCATAGCAGTAGTATATGTACTATCAGAAGTCATAGTTAAATTAAGAACAGCAGTATCAATTCTTGACATATTGAGTGTTCCACTTGGTTGATGTTCTTCTGGTTTAAGAGCAAATGAATAAACATTAATACCAGCATTTGATGGAATATTTTCGTGATGTTGGAATGGTTGTATTAAATTGAAATATGAACCATTTCTCTGTGCAAATCGATCATTACCATTTAATACTAATTTAGCATTAGCTACAGGATTAAGAGAGGTAATAGCACTATTGCCAATTACAGCTTTAATAGTGTCATAAGTTGCTGGTACTGCAGATACACCTGATGAAGATGTAGTATAGTTAAACCAATTATTATTTGTAGTTACCTGATTAGAATTTTTAACATGTGCTACCCAAACCAATTCTTTGCAAGGATGATTGAAAGATAATTTGGGCTTAATATTTCCACTTAAAACAGCTTCTTGTCCGGTGAATTGTAGTTGTTCAATTAGATATTCATGAGATAATTGGGCAAATCTACGTCTTTCATCTGTATCCAAGAAAATATAATCTACCCATAGTGATGCAGTAAAACCCTTAGTTGGAGCTGTTGCTGTTCCCTTACAATTATCAGCAGTTTCAAAATTGATATTAATCTTTACTTCATGATATTGAAGGGCAATTAAAGGAAGTGCAAGACCAACGTTGCGACAGAACCAAAATTCAAGAGGAACATAAAGCATATCAGTAATTACGCCACCTTTAGCACCAGTCATATCATTATATCCCTCTCTCTTAGAAACAGGAAGAGATAATTCATTCCAGATGTATAACCAATGTGAGTAATGTTTGTCTATCTTTTGACCACCTATTTCAATTTCGACATAATTTATCAATCTTAATCCAAAAAATGGGCACAATTCCTCATCATTATTTGACATATCAAGAGCCAAATACATACGATGTATTAAATCACCATTTCTAGATATTTGACAAGTTACTCTTTGTCCATATCCAGGGTTTCCATTAAAAGTTTGTTGTATTGCTTCAATTGAAAAGTTAGTATGACGGCGATATACTACCTTGAAGAAAGTTATTTGAGGATTACCAGTCAAATAGACATCTTGTGCACCATATGCTACGAGTTGAAGAAGACCACCTCCCATTTATGCTATATTCTTTATACTATAATAGGAGAAAAAAAAAGCAAGAATTACTCGTGTTATAAAAAAGCGAATTAGATGAAATTTATTAATTTGAATATGCAAGACCTCCCATACCAGAAAGAATACGGAGGACATTATAATTTACAGAATAAATATTTATATTATCATATGTTGTTTCACCTCCATCACTTTTATATGGTGTGGATGCATCAACTGAAAGAACAGCAGTATCAATTCTGGACATATTGAGTGTTCCGCTTGGTTGATGATCTTCTGGTTTCAAAGCAAATGAATAAACATTGATACCCTTGTTCATAGGGATATTTGTATGATGTTGATATGGTTGTACATAGTTAAAGTATGTACCCTTACGTTCAGCAAATCTATCATTACCATTTAATTGTAATAAGCAAGATTTGAATGGATTTGATGCACTGCTAATAGGTTGTATTCCATAAATATGATTTGTAGGTGATGATGAAAATGCATTTTTAGAGTCTGACATAGAGTCATCCATATTGAATAAATTAGAATTAGTATAATTATACCAATATTTAGATGATTCAGCATCTTTTTTAGCAGCAACCCATACTAATTCTTTGCAAGGATGATTGAAGTTGAGCTTGATGCGATTTTTTCCTACATTTAGTGATTCTTGACCTGTAAATTGCAATTGTTCTATGAGATATTCATGTGATAATTGGGCAAATCTGCGTCTTTCATCTGTATCTAAGAATAAATAATCAACCCATATGGCAGCTTCAGTAAATTCTGGAACACTTGCAACTGTACCAGATGCTACACATTTTTCTTTAGTTTCAAATTCAATCTTTAGTTTAACTTCATGATATTGTAAAGCAATTAATGGAAGGGCAAGACCAACATTTCTACAGAACCAAAATTCTAATGGAATATATAAATATGTTCCATCTGTTGAACTAACTCCTGATACCATATCAGAATCAGCGCCAACCATCATATCATACCCATATCTCTTTCCACTAGGTAAGGAAAGTTCATTCCATATATATAACCAATCAGCATAATGTTTATCTATTTGTTGTCCACCAATTTCTATTACAACAGATTTAATCATACGTAAACCTAAATAATTTACATATTTAGGGCTTCCAACAGCATTTGAAAGACCAGGTATCTTTGTCTGTAAATATATGCGATTTATTAAATCTCCATTGCGTGATATTTGACAATAAACTGTATTACCATATCCTGGAGTTCCATTAAAGGTTTGCTGTATAGGTTCCATTGCAAAATTAGTATGGCGACGATATACTACCTTGAAGAAGGTAATTTGAGGATTACCAGTCAAATAAACATCTTGTGCACCATATGCTACGAGTTGAAGAAGACCACCTCCCATTTATGCTATATTCTTTATACTATAATAGGAGAAAAAAATATGTGCTTGAATACGAAGAATATTAGATATATTATTATAATTTCCTTTCAATATTTCTGTAATTCATAGAGTTTCCGCTCTATTACTCAGTTACATTACCTAATTATATATATAGCTGATTTTGATTATATAAAACATAACTATAATCAAGATTATATAGATGTTTAAGGAAAAATCATCCAAGAAAAAATTAAATATAGAAAATAATGAATTATCAACATTAGATGCTCTTCATAATAAAATGATTAAAAAATTTGAAAGTATAGATAAAGAAAAAACTGAATGTAAAGAAAATCTAGCAAAATATGAAACTATTAGTAATTCCATATATTCTGATATTGAAAATTCAAAATTATCAGCAGATATATATAATTCATTATGGTCATCCAATATAGAATTAAAGGAAAAAATTATTGAGTTAAAAAATAAATTACAGGAACTAGATAGTTATGATGAAATAGAATACTATAAAAATACTAGTGATATTTTATTCAAATATTATGAAACAGTAGAAAAGCAATCAAACATCAATAATGAT